AACAAGAAAGAACGACGAGAAAAATTGACGCAAAAGGGTATCGAGATGAAATTTAGCGAGTGGGCTAAATGGGCGAGCGAGGGCATAGACGTAAACGAATGTCTAAGAGAAGCAATGCGTAATGAGTGGCAAGGGGTCTTTAAGCCAAAGCCAACCTACGGCGCAAAGGTGGCTAGTAGCGCGCAAGGCGTAAGCGATGATAATCCTCACGGACTAAAACAAGGCACGTTAAACACAATGGCGGCGTTTAGGGAGCTAGCTAGAGAAATGAGAAAAAACGGAAAAAGTGATTTAGTGGGAGATTTTCAATGACGATACAAGAATTTTACGGCGTATTTATGCCGACAGTGGAGTATTACGGAGCGAATTTAAGCAAAGCCGTGATCGCGCTTTATTTTGAGGACCTAATGGGATACAAGGCGAGCGAATTAGCCGCGGCACTAAAACTAGTCAGACAAACGCGAAAATATCCTACGATGCCTACGTCTGCGGAAATTTTAGAAGCGCTCAACGGAGATGAGGGGGACAAAGCACAAAAAGCGTTAGACGAGTTAGCTTACGCCATAAGACGCTACGGACCTTATCGTAGTGTTTGCTTTAAAGACGGCGCGATAATGTCGGTAGTGCGTGCTAGGGGTGGCTGGATAAAGGTTTGCAACCTAGAAGGGCAAGACTGGGAGAATTTTAAAAAGTGGGACTTTGCCAAGCTTTATAAGATTTACGCGAAAACCCCACAAATTTGCCCTGATTATCTAATCGGCGAGAGTGAGGCGAATAACAGCTTTAACGGCGTAGGCGGAAACGAGCCAGTATATTTTATCGGCGGAGCTAACGACGGCAAATTTATGGGCGTGGCTAAATTTAAAGCCCTAACTGAGCAAAAATCGCCTATTAAGGCAATATTAACTGGCGTGGTAAAAAGGATTGGCGTGAGATGAAAATTTTAAACCTTTTCGCAGGGCTTGGTGGTAATCGCAAGTTTTGGGACGATGTAGCAAGAGAAAAAGGCGTAAGTATAGAAGTAACCGCTGTCGAGTTTGACCCTGAAATAGCAAAGGCTTATGCAAAACGCTATCCAAACGACAACGTAATAGTATGCGACGCTTGGGACTATGCCGCTAAAAATTACTTAAATTTTGATTTTATCTGGGCTAGCCCTCCGTGTCAAAGCCACAGCAGATTAAATTTTTGTAATAACTCACGCAATGAGGCAACGAGAGTTTTGCCTGATTTTAGGCTTTATGAGCTTATATCGTATCTTAAGGCGTTTTGCAAAAAAGCTTTTGTAGTTGAAAACGTAGTGCCATACTATGAGCCACTTATAAGACCAACCGCCGAGATAGGCAGACATTATTTTTGGAGTAGTTTTGCACTTGATGGGATAAATACTTCAGCTTTTAGAGTAATAAAACACGTAAAAAATGTAGACTTTAAAGATTTTAGCTTAGACGAATTTAAGATAAAAAACAAACGCCAAGCCATAAGAAATGAAGTTGATTATGAGATAGGCAAAAAGATATTTGAGCGATACTTGGAGCAAATATGAAAGCCATATATATTACGATAGCAGAAGTTGGAGCTAACATAATCGCAAAAGTAGCAGACGAAAATAAAAAGATACTTGATAGCTTTGAGATAAGCCGTAAAGACGCAAACGGTGTGCTTGAAGTAATGAGAAAGTGGAACGAGAAGCACAAGGACGATGCCACAAAGGGGCTATTTTGAGATTGACAAGAAGCGAAAATAAAGCCTACCAACTAAGACTACTTGAAGCATACCCACTTTGTCAAATATGTGAGGAGCAACAAAGCATAGAGTGCCACCACGTAAGATACGGCAGATTTGGAGCAGATAAGGACGACAGCAAACAAATAGCCGTTTGTAGAGAGTGTCATCAATGGTGTCACGCACACAAACACGAAAGCATAGAAAAATACGAGGAGGTAGCCGATGAGAATTGGCAACGTTTCGGTGAACGTTAGGAACAAATATGGCAACAAAAAAACCAAGGGCTTTGATAGTGCTAAGGAATGGCGTAGAAACCAAGAACTAGAAGCCTTACAAAGGGCTGGAGAGATAAGCGAATTAAATAGACAAGTGCCTTTTGTGCTTATGCCTAGCTACACAATAGCAGATGAAACAACCAAGCAAGGCTTTAGAACGATACGTGAGATCAGATACATAGCAGATTTTACCTATCGCCTTAAAGATGGCACACGCATCATTGAGGACGTAAAAGGAATGCAAACGGACGTTTTCAAGCTGAAACGAAAACTGTTAGAGAGAAAAATAGCCCTTGGAGTAATAGAGGGCGAGTTTAGGATTTATTAGAAAAATGGATTTGCCTAATTTAAAACATTTAGACGTATTTTATGCCGTGCTCGATAAATTTTACCCAGACTGGGAAAAGCGAGAGGATCATTATTATTTAACGGAAATTTCGTTTTTAATAAGGGAAGTATTAAATAGCCCCTATACGGACGAAACCGTTATTAATAATCTAAGAGTAAGCGAGGTAAAGAAATACCAAACAGAGCTTAACACGCTATTAAATACGCCTAAAGAATTTTTGGATTGGGTGTTAAAGCATAGAATGACAGCGGATAGGCGCAAGATGTGCCAAAGCAAATATTTAACCACAAAGCCTAAACGCAAGTATAAAAAGAAAAAATATCAACAACCGACTTTATTTTAAGGGGTAGATGGTGGGGAAATTAACCGACAAGATAAAAGAGCAAATAATAGCTGACTACAAAGCAGGGATAAGCCAAAATCAGCTAGCAAAAAACTATAGGCTAAGCCCGGCAACTATCAACAAACTATGCAAGAACATACCGCAAGAAAATGTAGAAATAGTGAATACTTTAGTGAATACTGCGATAGCGACGAATAGGGCGTTAGAGGGGAAAAGCCAAATAGAAGTGAATAGTATAGAGCGAATAGTAGATGAAAAAACAAGGCATTTACTATATTTTCAAAACGCAGCACTAAGAAATCAAAAAATAGCAGACGAGATGCTAGAGATGAGCGATAGGATAGCAGACGTTGAAGCTCACAGCAGGATAACAGCTAGGAACAAAGAGACTATTTTTGGTAAAGAGCCACAAACGATCATCAATAACACCAACGCACAACAAACTGAAGTAACCGAAATAAGACGTACAATAGTAAAGCTTGATAAATGATAATTGATTTAAACACTGCCCCAATCTTTGAGCCACTATTAGAAAATAAAAGATACAAAGGGGCCAAAGGCGGACGTGGTAGCGGGAAAAGCCATTTTTTTGCCGAGTGCATAATCGAAACAATGCTAATCAACCCAAATGCTCGCATAGTTTGCATAAGAGAAATTCAACGCTCATTAAAATTTTCATCAAAAGCCCTAATTGAAAGTAAAATAAATAGCTTAGGGGTAAGCGAATATTTTGAGATAACACTAACCGAGATCAGAGCTAAGCGTGGCAATGGGTTAATAATTTTTCAAGGTATGCAAGACCATACAGCCGATAGTATAAAATCACTAGAGGGCTTTGATGTTGCGTGGGTGGAGGAAGCACAAAACCTAAGCAAGCGAAGCCTAGAGCTTTTACGTCCGACTATACGCAAGGAAAACTCCGAGCTTTGGTTTAGCTGGAACCCTGAAAACGAAACGGACGCAGTGGATAGCTTTTTTAAACAAATGCAAGAGAATGGCGCGACGGACTTTGTTTTAATTACGGCAAATTTTAGCGACAACCCATTTTTACCAACAGAATTGTTAAACGAGCAAGAATACGATCGCAGGTATAATCCCAGCACCTACGAGCATATTTGGCTAGGGGGCTATAACACAAAGAGCGACGCACTTATTTTCAAGGGCAAATTTAGAGTAGAAAATTTTAGCACTGATGGGCTAGGAAATCCTTATCACGGCTTAGACTTCGGCTTTGCTAACGACCCAACGGCTGCAATAAGGTGTTATATACACGACCGCAAACTTTATATAAGCCACGAAGCCGGAGCGGTAGGGTTAGAGCTTGATTACACGGCGGAGTTTTTAAAAGATCGGATCGAGGATATACACAAATACGTAATAAGAGCCGATAACGCACGCCCTGAAAGTATAAGCTATTTAAAAAGGCATGGGCTAAGTATGATAACGCCAACAATAAAAGGCAAAGGCAGCATAGAAGACGGCATAGAGTTTATACGCAGTTTTGAAGCAATTATAATACACGAGCGCTGCGTAGAAACGGCACGAGAATTTAGACTATACAGCTACAAAACCGATCCACATAGTGGCGATATATTGCCACAAATACTAGATGAAAATAACCACTACATAGACGCATTACGTTACGCCTTAGAGCCATTAATAAAAAGCAAAACAACAATTTGGGGGCATATTACAAGCCGAAGCTAACCCATAAAAACGCCTTATTATTGATCAAAAATAAAAGGCGGAATAATGGGGCAAAAAATAACCGATAGCTTAGAAAACCTAGTAACGAAAATGGGGCAAATGACGGCGAATAGAGATTATACGCCATTATTAGTCACAAACACACAGCTTCTAAACGCTTACAACAACGGCTGGATAGCCAAACGCTACATTAAAAAGACGATAGGCGATATGCTAAAAATGGGGCGTGAAATCGATTGGGGCGATATAGACGAGGAGCGCAAAAAAGAGTTTTTTAACGCTTGTGGTAAGCTAGAGATTGAGGGCGTTATTAAAGACCTGCTTTTTAACGTTTTGCTATACGGCGAGGCGGCGATATTGGCCGTAACTGACGCAAGCGAGGAAGCCTATCAACTCCCATTAAGCCCCGATGAAACAATTAAACAATTTATCGTTTTTGGTAAGGGCGAATTTAAAGCAAAAAATGCAGAACACAAATTTAACCGACCTAGCCTTTATGATGTAAAAGGAGTTAAGACACACGTTAGCCGCCTTTGTATAGTGCAAGGGGGCATTAAGAGCTATGGCATAAAGCAACGTGAAAGCATAAGCGACATAGCCACTGCTCTTGATGTGATAAAGATGTTTGACACTATCACGCTAAGCGTTAGCGACTTGATCGAGGAGTGCAAAATAGATATTTATAAAATGCACGGGTATAACGAACAAATAGCAACGGGCAATGAGGACGAAATTTTAAAACGCTTAAAATTAATCAATTCAGCAAAAAGCTACACCAACGCAATCGCTATGGATATGGAGGACGACTATTTAACAAAGGAAAACAACCTAACTGGTATAGCCGAGCTTTGGAGTAAGAGTTGTATCGTGGTAGCAGGCGCGCTAAATCGCCCTATTAGCATACTATTTGGCGAGGGGGCTGGCGGCTTTAGTAGTGGCGAGGAGGACAACCGAGCATATTATGAAACGATCAACGAACTACAAAACACACTATTGCGCCCAGTTTATGACTTCTTAGACCCCTTTGTTTTAGGCGAAACTCTAGAATACGATTTTTACAGCATAGACAGCCTAAACGATAAAGAAAAAGCTGAAATTTTAAACGTAAAAAGCACGGCGTTAGGTAATTTGCTAGATAAGGGCGTAATAACCGAAGCGATCATTTTAAAAGAGCTAAAAGACGAGGGGCTAATTAAAAACATAAGCCCAGAGGATATAACCGAAGCCGAGCTATTAGCCCAAAAGTTAGACGAGCCAGCCGATGAAACCGACCTTATCTGAACTATTTAACAAAAAACGAAATAAAGAGTTTAAGCCAGTGCAGCCTAGCAAGCGTGCAGAGGTTAAATATCGCAACGCTTTATTGCTATTAGTAGCCTCTTTAAAAACGGCGCTATTAAAAAGGCTTAGAGCATTTTTGCTTGGTAACCCTAGCGACGCCGAAATAATAGAACACACAACCCAAATACTAGACGGACTACGAAAAGCTGACACACTAGACTACGCCAAAAAGCTAAGCCGAGGCGTGGTTAGTGCAGTAAATGAAACCAACAAAGAGCGACTAATTCAAAATATCCAAAAAGGCACGGATATAGATCTAACACCGCTTGTGGGCGATACCGCCGTAAAAGCAAAACTAGACGAATACATCGCTAAAAACGTGAGCCTAATAACCTCGGTAAAAAATGACTATCTAAGCGACGTGGAAAAAGCAATAAGGGAGAGCTATTTAAAAAACGGAAGAGCTGAAAATTTAGCCACGATCATACACGAACGCACGGGCGTAAGTAAAAACAGGGCTAGGCTAATAGCTAGAGATCAGACGGCAAAGATTAACGCAGAGCTAGATCAAGAACGTATGCAAAATCTAGGCGTAAAGCTTTATATTTGGCAAACGGCTAAAGATGAAAGGGTAAGGCACACGCACGCGAATATGCAAGGCGTTTTATGTCGCTTTGATGATGATAGCGTGTATAGCAAGGACGGCGGCAAAACTTGGATAAAGCGAGAAGCGGACAAGCCGAAATGCAAGCCCGGCGTTGATATACAATGCCGTTGTTTTGCAAAAGCGATTTTAGGGGTTTAAATGGATTTTAAAATAAATAGTGACGGCTACATAATAACAAAAGCCAAAATGGCAAGCATTGAGCCTATGGAGTATCTGGGCGAGGAAATTGGACGCACAAGTGGGAAAATTTATAAAGTCTTTAGGGACGAAAAAGAAGTTTTTAGCCCTGAAACGATTAAAAGCTTTGAGGGCAAACCACTAACGCTAACGCACCCTGATGACGACGTAACGGCTAAAAATTGGAAAGATACCGCCATAGGGCATATTCAAAACGTCCGCCGTGAGGGTAATTTTTTGGTGGGCGATGCGTATATCAACGACGAGATAGCGATAAAAATAATAAAAGAACAAGGGATAAAGGAGGTAAGTTGCGGATATGACAGCAAACTAATCGAGCGAGATAGGAGAATTTGGCAAACAAACATAAGGGGCAACCATTTGGCTGTAGTAGCCGAGGGGCGAGCTGGTAAAGATTGTAAATTAGGAGATAGTAAAAGAATGAAAAAGAAATTCATAGATAAATTAAAAGGCGCTTTGACAGCAGCCAAAAAATTTAAAGACAACGACGAAGTTGGCAAAGAGAAAGTAGAGGAAGCAAACGAGGCTAATAATGAGCTAGTTGATCTTTTAGAACAAGCATTAAGTGGCGCTGAGGAAGTCAGCACAAAACTAGACGAAACAACCGCAGAGCTTGAAAAAACAAAAACAGAGCTTGCGGACGTAAAAGCTAAAAGTGTAAAAGACGATGACGGCACAGACGAAAACGCAGAAATCGCAGAGCTAAAAGCTAAAGTTGAAGCATTAGAAAAAGAAAACGCAGAGCTAAAAGCAGAGATTGAGAAGCTTAAAGGCGAAGCAGCAACAACCGAAGCCGTAACTGACGCTAAAGCTAACTTTAGCCACGTAAAACTAAGCGACGCTAAAAACGCTAGAGGTGTTTATGAAGCGGTAATCCTTGATAGTAAAGCGTTTGAGGCTAGCGAGCTTAAAAAGCTAAGCGATAGCGAGATTAGGGCTATTTATATGGGAATGCGTGTAAATGCTAAAAATAAAGATAACAGCGGTAGCGTGTTGGATAAATTTTACGACGCTAAACCTAAAAAAATAGATTTTAATAAAAAATTTGGAGGTAAATAATGGGCTATTTAGACAAAAGAGCTTTTGCAGGACAAGTGGCTAGAACAGGCGAAAGTGCCGTAACAGCACTAGCTTATGTAAATAACGATACCGAGGTTATCCCTTTTGGCGTATTCGTAACTAGCAAAGACGGCGGCGTAGCAAAAATAAGCAAAGCAACCGATCAGATTATGGGTGTTAGCCTAAAAATGGGAACTAAAAGCGAAAATAAGCCAAGCGAGGTTATGAGCGTTTTATCAATCTCTTATGGTAGTGAAGTTTGGGTGCAAGGTAAAGAAAATCACGGCGTAGCGGTTGGCGACACTATCCAAGTAGAAGCAACAGTAGGTGCAGACGCTGGCAAGGTAGCTAAAGCAGCAACGCTAGCAGTGACAGCAGCTAAAGACAAATTTTACGTAACCGAAGTAAGCGGCGATCTTGTAAAACTAATGAGAAAGGAATAATATGAAACTAAGAGATGAGGAAATTTTAAGCCAGCTTGCGTCAGCGGCGGCTAGCTTTAACGAGGGCTTTCAAGAGCGTGAATATCCAGAAGTACAACTAGCGAACTTTGTGCCTATAACACAAAAAGGTGATGAGAGTATTGACGCATTAGACTACGGCGAGATCGAGGGCACTCAAGATTTAGAAAACGGCTTAATTGACGAGAACACGACTTCACTAGAAACTGAGGATTTAAGCATTACAGCTAAAAAAGGTCTATACCTAAGCTGGGCTAAGTCAGCGGTTTATACTAGCGAGGCAGTAGCTAGAGCAAAAAGGCTAGATATTGAGCTAGATACAGCAAAACTTAGAAATTTAGAGCGTGTAGCACTTTTGACAATGCAGAAAACAGCGCTTGTCGGTCACACAAAGATCGGTGCGGTGCAAGGCTTACTAAATAACACTAGCGTGAAAGCTAAAGACCTAATAGCTGGCACAGCAATAAGCGCGATGACTGGTGCAGAAGCTAGGGCGTTTTTCTTATCGCTAATTGAGTTTGGCTACGAGCAAAATGGTGGGTTGCTAATCCCTGATACGATAGCGATCGACAGCAAAGACCTTATGGCACTAGCTAGCAAATATGACAACTCAATAGGCGCTGTAAATGGTGGCGTAAATGCACTAACCGCCATTAAAGAGGCACTATCACAAAGCACGGGTGTCGATGTTAATATCGTTGGCATACCTTTAGGCTTCGCACAAGGCTTAGGCGGTGGTAAGGGTAAAAACCGTGCCGTTGTATACACAAAGAGCGAGGACGTGCTAAGCACTGATTGGGCTTTATCACCAACAGCAATGCAACCATTTCAAAGAAGCGTGCTAAGCTGGGAAATCGCCGTTAAAGCTAAATTTACCGGTACATTAATTCGCCAGCTTGACAAAGTGGCTTACGTAAATTATAAGGCTTAACAATGACAGCAGCCGATTTTTTAAATAAATTCCCTGAATTTAAAGCGGTAGATGAAACACGCATAGAGCTAAGTTTAGACGAGGCGAGTTTGCAGGTTACCGAAAAAATATGGGGGCGTTTTTACGAAGTCGGCGTTTTACACTTAGCGGCTCACATTTTGGCAATGCAGGGGGCATTAAACACAGAAGCTAATACCAGCCCCCAACCTTTGCGAGAAATAGGCAGTAAAACCGTAGGCAGCCTAAGCGTAAGCTATACAAGTGGGAAAACTGGCTTTGAGAGTGAAAGTGGAAGCTACTATTTAACCAAATATGGACAACGCTACCTAGAGCTTAAAAAGCTAGTAACTCCGCATTTTGGGTTAGTAAGATGATCGAAAAACTAGAGGGGAAAATAGCCGATATTATGGGGCTTAGCGTGGTGGTAGGTGTAACCGCAAAAAGCAACGCTAGAAGCGACGAGCTAACCAACGCAGACCTAGCTATGATCCACGAGTTTGGTAGTCCAGCACACAATATCCCAGAGCGCTCATTTTTACGTAAGCCTTTGATAAACAATGCTGAAGCGGTAGCTAATTTGGCAAAAACCGCAATAGGAAAATTTATTGCAGGCGAAATATCACTAGAAACGGCGCTAGGATATGTAGGCGAGGAAGCAAAAGGTATAAGCAAAATGGCAATAACCGACGGCATAACACCAGCTTTAAAGCCAGCTACAATAAAACGTAAAAAAAGCTCAAAACCACTAATTGACACAGGGCAACTGATCAACTCTATCACATATGAGGTTAGAAAATGATAAACGTTAGCGAACTTATCGGCGATAGCGATTTTTGCCAAGTTATCAAAAGGGGCGATGATGAGTTTACGGCGGTGGTGCAGTTTTTAAGCGGCGACGAAATGCAAAGATTGCCCGAGGGGGAAAGATACAAAGAAGCAATTAGGATAGATACGAAATTTAACCTAAATTTGCAGGACGTTATCACTTACAAAGGCGTTAATTACCGCATTATTAATATGCAAGATTGGAGCGAATATGGATACAAAAACTTTGCAGGCGTTAGATTTGACGGGCTTGAAAGTTTTGATAGCCAAGGCTTTGAGCGTAGATGAAAGTTTAGTACGTGATAGTTACTCCAAGACGCTAAACGATAAGGCGGCATATTTAACACTACATCTCCTAACCAGTACGCAAAAGGGGCGTGAGTATAAATTTATCGAGGGCGAAAAAGAGGTTATCACTTCAACACGTGAAGCCGTGGTTAGCGTAAATGCTTTTGGCAAAAATGCGAACTTCATAATCGAAAAATTAAACACCCTTTTTTACTCTAGTGAGTGCTTGAAAGAGCTTAAGATTTTAGGGTTAGGGCTAGTAACGATTAGCCCTATTAGGGACTTAGGCCAAATAATAGGCGGTGGCGTAGAGGAGCGAGCTAGTATAGATTTGACGCTAAGCTACATAAATAGAGTGGAAGTTTCTCAAAACGAGATAAAAACAGCCGAGATTAAAACGGCAGATTTTGGCATAAAGGTAAATAGATGAGTTTAACAATAAAAAGGATAGTAAATATTCAGCTAAACGAACAAGGGCAAATAGCAAAGAATAGAGATTTTAGCGTGATCGCTATTCTAAGCGACGACTGGTGCGAGGCTTACGATGATGTGAATACAAGATTTATAAGTATCGCTAGTGCAAACGACGCCGCGCTAAATTTCGGCAGTGAGAGCAGAGCAACTAAAGCCGCCAAAGCTATTTTTAGTGTAAGCGGTGTTAAAAAGGCGATCGTTGCTAAGTGGGTAAAAGAGAACAAAACAACACAAGCAACTGCTAATGAACTAAGGGGCTCGGCGCTAAACGTAGGCATTAATAAATTAAAGGCTATCACAAGCGGAAGCTTTAAGCTAAACGTAGGCGGCGCGGATAAAATTTATACGGCTTTGGATTTTAGCTCTTGTGTAGATTTTGAGGCGGTGGCAACAAAACTAACAGCGGCAATTAGCAAAGACGGAATAAAGGCAGTATATGACGCAGAGGGCAATCGCTTTATAATTAGAGCGGCAACGGCTGGCAAAAACGACAATACAAGGCTAGGCTATTTTGAGAAAGCAGATAGTGGCGACTTTGTAGGTGTGCTTTTAAACCTAGTTAGCGGTAAGAGTGATATTTACGTAGGTAAAGATAGCGTAACGCAGAAAAAAGAGAGCCTAAGCGAGGCGTTAGATAAATTATTCAACGCAACACAAGGCTTTTATGGCGTTTATTCGTCAGCTATTTTGGCAGATGAGGAAGTAGCGGAGCTTAACGAGTGGATCACATCGGCACAAAACCCAAGCGTAGCGGGCTATACGATCACGCGTGCGGCACAGCTAGAAAGCGAAAAAACAAACGTAATTAAAAAGATAGCCGACAAAGACAGCGGTCGTTTTTTTGCAACATATAACAACACTGGCGACGAACACGCAGGCGCTGAATTATTAGCAAAAGCTTTAAGCACTAATTGGGAGGGCAGCAACACAGCCCAAACAATGAAGTTTAAAAACCTAAAAACAGCTGGCACTGATGAAACAATCACGCTAAATTTAGCCGAAAAATGCGACAAACTAGGCGTAAATTACTATACCGATTATGACGGCGTAAGTATGATAGCCGAGGGCGTGGCTTTAGGCGGTAAATTTATAGATGAAACCGTAGGACTTGACGCTTTTAACAACCGCACACAAATAGCAGTATTTAACGTGCTAAAAGGTGCTAAGAAAGTGCCACAAACCGACAAGGGACAAGTAAGACTAATAGCAGTGGTTAAGCAAGTTTGCGAGCAATTTGTTAAAAACGGCTTTATTGCTCCAGGGCAATGGCGTGGTGATCCAGTTGGCACACTAGAAAGCGGCGATTATTTGGATTTGGGCTATTACGTTTACAGCCCTAGCTACACCGAGCAACTACAAGCAGACCGAGAAGCTAGAAAGTCAGTGCCTATCAATGTGGCTGTTAAGCTAGCTGGTGCAATACACAGCGTAGATATTTTGATAAATTACAACAGATAAGGGGCTAAAATGGCAAGATACCAACACGATACGATCGTTTTACTACTAAACGGCTATGAAATAACCGCTTATGCAGACGGAAGCGATGTAATAAGCATAGAAAACGCAGCGGACGCAGGGGCTTATACAATAGGCGCTAGCGGTAGGGGTGTATTCACGGGTAGTTGCAACCAAAGCGGGACGCTAACCCTAAAGCTTCTACAACACAGCGAGGATTGCAAATTTTTACAAGACCTTTACAACCAACAACGCACAGAGTTTAAAAGCTTTAGCCCTATGACAATGGAGTTTAAAGACACACTAAATGGTGATGAGCTAAGTGGGCTAAATGGCTTTTTTGTAAATGACGGCGGGCTAAAAAGAGGTGACGCACACAACCCAACCGAGTTTAAAATCGCCTTTGAAAGAATAAGCAAGCGCTTAGAAAATGGAGCTGGTAACTAATGCAAACATACGAGCTAATGATAAACGAAAATAAGTACGTTTTAAGAAGTGCTAATTTTTTTGAGACCAAAACGCAGCTACAAAGCCTTTTAGGGCTAGCCAAAGACGCTATCAAGATGCAAGGCGAGGACGTGGATATAGACGTAGGACAAATAATAGCTAATATAGGCAGTGCAGCGTTTAGTGGAGTTGAGAATTTTATTTTAAAATACGCTAGCGTGATAAATGCAGAGGGCGGCGAAATACTATTAAGAAATGTTAGCCAAGCAGAAACGCATTTTAACGCCAATAGAGGCGATTATGCACAGCTTATTTTAGAGGGGTTAAAATACCATTTTTTAGACTTCTTACCCGCTGGGGCAAAATCCTTAACGGGTATAACAGCCTACCTAAACAAGGTGTAAAAAGCGAGTTTGATATAGACTATTTGGTGTGGCTACCGATCATAAAAGGTTATGCCACACTAAACGACCTACGCACTATTTACGACCTAGAGGACGCAATAGCAATGCACGAGGTTATTATCGAGCTACTAAATGAGGAGCGTCGAGCCTTAGAAAAACAATAAGGCTCACTCCTCTATTTTTTTACTTCTATTCTTTATTATTTCTATTTCGTCAAAAGTCAAATTACTCAAAAAATCAAGCAATTTAAAACGCCAGTTGTCCTCCCCTGATTTAGCCCAGTCGTTTAACGTGGCGTAGGGAATACCAAAAATCTCGACAAAGTCTTTACGTTTAGGCGTTTTATTTTTTTGCATTTTCTAACTCTTTTATGCGGTTAGTTAGCTTGTGGTTACGCCACATCTCATAGATTAGAGCGATACAAACTACTAATTGAGCTACGTCAAAAACAATATCCATTTTAAGCTCCTTGTAAAGTCTAGTATTTTATAATCAACCCAAGGGGGGTGGCTCAAAGCCACCCTTTAAGGATTTCTATTATCGCTAGAAGTGCGGC